CACGACTATTGCCCTTCAATCCAAAATGGATGTCTGTAAATACCGCAGCTTTTTTAAACAAGTTTAGTTCTCCATATTACTTGTTAAAGTATATAGCAATTATTGACACCTGTCAACCTATTTTTTGTTACCAGTGTAATGGGTAATAGGTGTAGCTTCGCCGCGCTTTACTGCTGCTTCCCATTCGCCTTGATTTTGCCTAGTATAACTTGGATTTAAGTCATTCATCTCTAAGATATCGTCTCTAATGTTTTGATTGCGCTTTTCGATATTGATAACACGTACAAAACTGTTAGTAACAGCAGCCGTATAGTATGCAAATGGGTTATCTGATTTAGATTCGTCAAATTGTAGTCCAATTTGTGCTAACTGTAAGATAGCTTGGCCTTTCATTTCGTCATTGTATGTATAACCACGAACATTGCCCCGTGTAGCATACCGATCGACTAGTTTCATCCACATCATAGCAAGTTTATCTGTTGCCTTACCGTGCTTGTGATTAAAGTTGCCATTGTCCATACCGCCTTCCCAGTGACTTTTGCCTACTAGGATAATTTCACCTTCGTCATTGTACTTGTAATGCTTAAATGGTGGAAAAGGAAGTTTGACTTTTGTATCAGCAACAGTCTTTGGGTTCTTTTTACGACCTGGCTCTTCTGGAATGTGATCAAATGTCATTACACGGAAGATTAACTCTTCTTTTGTAATTGATGATGCAAGTGTTTCGCACTCTGCTTGCTTAACCTTCTCACCAAGCCCTTTACGGCGCTCATATTCAGCAGATGACATCTTCTTTGCTTTGTTACGCTTTGCTTCTGCAACAGTTAAACGATTAATTTTACTTACATCAAGCAAAATAATATCATATTGGCCAAACTCTGGTTCTAAATAACTATTAAACTTATTTTTTGATTTGTGTATTTCTTTAAGTATGTCTTTATTGTTAAGATAATTCTTGGGACGCATTGTTCTCTCCTATAGTGTTAATAACTATTATACACGCTAACTGTATTAGTGTCAACCGAAGAATAATTATAATATGCATACATAATTTTGTCAACTAAATAGTAGTGTAGGAGTAAAAATAAATTATGCCATTTCCAGATAAATTTAATTCAAGCAACTTTATTAGTAGCATAGTGTCTGATGCAAAAAGTGCCGTCAAAGGCGCAATCGGTGATACTATTAACCAAAAACTCGGAGGCCTAGGCCCTCTTGGAAAACTAGCAGCTAACTTTTTAAACCAAACCGGTGGCTTTGGAGGATCAAATAGAAACAGAACAATAAGTCGCGCAATTATTGCAGCTGATAATTCTACTTCTGACCCTGATGATTGGAGAGTTAGTATTAGTGTACCTGATCCGTTATTAAGTGAAGGTGATATTCTAGCTCCATTGCGGTCAGAAACCAATGGCAACCCAGCATTTAACACAGGAAATAGAATGATATTTCCGTTTAACCCTACAGTGTTGCTAAGTCATAGTGCAAACTATGCAGCTATAGCACCAACGCACACTAACTATCATTATAATGCATATGAAAATAGCCAAGTTGATGCAATTACACTTACTGGCGAGTTTTATCAAGAAAATGCAGACGATGCATTGTATTGGATTGCGTGTTTACATTTTTTAAGGTGTGCAACAAAGATGTTCTACGGTAACAGTACACCATTAGGTAATCCTCCAATAGTTTGTAGACTTAATGGCTATGGTAAACATGTATTAAATAATATTCCAGTTGTAATAACAAACTTTACAACTGATTTACCAGTAGATGTAGATTATATTTCTTGTACAATGGCAGATGGACGAGTAAACTATGTGCCTACACAAAGTAACATAACAGTTACACTACAACCACAATACGCAAGACGTTCTGTATCAGGATTTAGCTTAAATGAATTTGCCGCCGGCACACACGTAGGCGGACCGGAGGGCTTTGTATAATGAGTAGCAATAGTTTAAGTCCATATGCAAGAACACCTATAACTAGAAGCGGATATCTAGATATATTATCCCCTCGTCCTGTTGAAATGAATCGAGATGACATAGCTTTTACAATTACACCTGAATATACATACCGACCTGATTTACTTGCACACGTTATATACGGTAAAAAAGAGTTATGGTGGGTATTTGCACAACGGAATTTAGATATATTAAAAGATCCTGTATTTGATTTTGTTGCTGGTACAGAAATATTTTTACCTGACCCGTCTAAATTAAAAAATTCATTAGGATTCTAATATGGCAAATCCAATTAGTACATCTATAAAAGGACAATTAAAATCAGCAGCTATAAGTACGGTTAGTGATAAAATTAGTTCTAAAGTTCCTAAAGTTAACAGTCAAATGATAAGTGCTGCACTAGGAGGTAGTGACCTTAAAAGTGCAGCACTAGGATCATTTTCAAGTTTAGGTGGAGCAGTAAGCGAAGCAGTAAGTGGAGCAGCAGGTCTCCTCGGAAGTGCCCAAGCTAAGTTAGGAGCGTTAAATGCAAATGCTGAAGAATTAGTTGGATTGGCTAATAACCCACTAAAACTAATAGAAAAAGGCAAAGCTGATTTAATGGGAATTACTGGCGAAGAATATGGATTTACTTTAGATCAATATCGTGAGCTTAAAGACAGATCTGCTCTACCATTAGATTCAGTTGCTTCTGCAGCAAGTAAATTACCAAATCCATTAAGAAATCATAATGGTATGAATTACGAAATTACTTTAGGTGTACTTAGTGCTGCTGAATTTAACAATCCTGAGAGTTATAGAGCCGGCGGAGGATTTAAAAGTTATATAATAAAAAGTGCTGGCGGAATGCTTGGCAAAAGAACACAAGTTTTTGATGAAACCGGCGGCGGACAATCAGATCACGCAGAATATTATATCGACGACATTGAGTTAGATGCTGTAATTTCTCCTAATAAGAATACTAGAATGACAGCAGGTACAGCATTATCATTCACAGTTACTGAACCGCATAGTATGGGTAATTTTATACAAGCAATCATTGGAGCAGCTAATGAAGCAGGATACAGTGCATATAATGAAGCCCCGTTTTGTTTAAAAATTGATTTTAACGGATGGAATCTAGACGGAACTACGGATGCTAATTTTCAACAACAGCCTTGTTTTATACCTATTAAGTTTATTAATATGGAATTTAACATTACTGGACAAGGTAGTACATACGCTGTAAAAGCAATTCCTATGAGCGAGTCTGGACTATCAGATAATATTAATAATTCTAATTCACAAATTAGAGCATCAGGTACGTTTTGTCACGAAGTACTCGAAACAAATGACCAATCTGTAACAGGCGCGATGAACAGACAAATTCAAGACTTAGAAGAAACAGGCGCACTTGCTCCTTTTGATAGGTATGTTATTTGCTTTCCAAAAACAAGAGGCACGCTAAGAAATGTTCTTAAAACAGGATCAATCGACGAAGCAGCATTTACTACTTCTCCTGAAGAACAAGAAGCAGAGCGTGTAGGATCAGGAGTAACTAATCCTCAATTATTAAGATCGTATAGTCCTAAAATTATTAAAGTATCGCAGCCAAACAAAACTTATTCAATATTAAAGTCATTTGCTGAAAACAAAACTTTAATGAATGAAATTGGATTAAGTCCTTTAAATGAAGATACTAATGCAGGCGGCAACGCAAGAGAAATAGATGCTTCAGCTGCAACTAATCCAGAAACAGGATTAGTTGAAACACAGAACGAAGCAGCACAGCCTGCAGATAAAGCAAGAGACTTTCAGTTTAATCAAGGTCAACAACTTACAAGTATAATTGAAAAAATAGTTCTGCAAACAACCTATGCTGCTGAAAAATCAACTGAAGGTGCCAAAAACGGAATGAACAAATGGTTCAAAATTGACACTCATGTGTTTATAGACGAAAGCCCGTTAACAGAAGCACAAGTAGGCCGCAAGCCTAAAATTTATGTGTATAGTATTATTCCTTACGAAGTTGATGAAGCAGTATCCATGGCCGGAAATAAACGTCCAAAGAATACTAAGGGTCTTAGGGAAATGGCTCAAAAAGAATACAATTATATTTACACTGGCAAAAACGAAGATGTTTTAAACTTTGATATTAATTTTAACAATGCGTTTTTGATGACTGCAAATTCAGATCTTGGAATGAATAGTGCAGGCCAACGTGATCCAAATGCTGGCACAAATAATGCAAGTAGAAATGAAAGTGACGGCGGCACAGTTATTTCACTACCAGAAACGCTAGGTCCACAACATGGCGCAGAATTTCAACCTAGAAACGCCGAATCAGCCGCAACACACAGCAATGATATCCGAAAACAAATTGCAGAAATGTTCCACGATAGAATTACAAATATGACTATTGATATGGTCACAGCTGAAATGGAAATTATGGGAGACCCGTATTTTATTCCGCAACAGACAGGAAATCATACTGCGTTAAATGGAAGCAGTCCTTCTATTACAGAAGATGGAACAATGAATTATTTAGACCAATCGGTGTTTTGTATTGTAAATTTTAGAACTCCTTTTGATTACCAAATTAAAGGTTCAACAATGGAATTTCCACAAATTGTTCCAGGCTTTAGTGGATTATTTCAAATATGGGCAGTGGTTAATAAATTTGCTAAAGGTCAATTTACCCAAACTTTGAAGATGATTAGACGCAAGGGCCAAGATGATAAAGAGACTACAGGAAACAGTGGGTTACTAACTATTGATAATGATGCTGCACTTAATAAACAAACTACACAATCTGATGGCACTGTAGGGCAAAGCGGCACAAACAGTACAGATTGTATGCCAGCAGCATTAACGGATGATATTAGAAACGCAATGCCAGCAGTTGACGATGCAGTAGTTCAGCAAAACTTAGCAGTAGAAAAGGCTAAAGAAGCGTTACTGCCAACTAGCTCGTTTGATATAGTACCGTTGGTACAAGGTGTAGATTATGGAGTTGCTAAGGTTCCAGACTTGACGAAAATAATTTCTTCAACGACAAGCAGTAGTCCTTTTGCTGATGCTTTTGGAGATTACACAGGCTCAGCTGGATTAACAAATGCTGCTGATAATATACGAGAGCTTCAAGCTACATATGCCAATAAAGCGCAAGCAGCAGCAACCTCTGCTGTAAATAACAGTATAGAATCTGCTACAGGCGCAGTAAAGTCTAAAGCTAAAAATCTACTAGGAGGATTTTAATGTCAGAAGAAGATGTAGGACTACCAGAAGAATCAGCTAGCAAATTAGATCAATCTAATGCTGTTCCTGTATCGGCTGTAGGCCCTTGGTATAAACCTGAAATAGGCATCGGCCCCCGTACTGAAATATTCCAAAACCTTGATGATATGTTTGATTACGGCAACGAAATTATTCTGAATCAAAGGCGTAGATATAAAATTGTTTGTGTAATTGAGAATGATGATTGGCACAGTTCTTTGCTATATCCTAATCAACCACATTGGTGGATTGGCGAGAGAATGCCACCAATATCAGAATTTGCAGGCGATGTAGACGAAGTCTTCTTTGAGCCACTGTATGAAGGAATGATAGCTAGATTAGAAGAAAATCCAGATACTAGAGAGCTAAAACCAAGAGGGTCTGTAAAGGTAACTACCTATAAGGGAGTTAATGTGTATCTTCCGGATCCTTTGTTAGATTTTTCTCGTCCTAACATTCAAGTAGGTCAGACAACTGGCCAAAAAACAAAAACAACTATTGTTACTACTACAGATACAAAGGCAGGCGGTTCTACTTCTACTGAAAGTGTCCAAGGTGATGTATCATTAGGTGTGGACCGAGAATATGAAGCTGCTAATATACAAGCAAAAGAACGTACTGGGAGTGTCGACGGGCTTGATTACGGAGATCCAGCTGCGGCAACTCCACCACCTGAAAAGAAATATAAAACAGTTGAAGTTAAGGGTGTAGACGCTGACGGGTTTAGTTACACAGAAACAAAACTTGTAGAAGTTACTGCGGCTGATACACTTCGCCCGTCATCTGGCAAAGCTAAAGCAAGTGCAGCCGCAAGTGCAAGTGCAAGTGCAAGTGCAGCGCCAACTGTAACAACACCTGCACCTGTTACTACAACAAAAGAAACTGTAGGAGGCGGTATACCAGTACCGTCACCTGTAGATAAACAAGGCGAAATAGAGCCATGCTTGCCTAATACTCCTCAAACTACATCAGCAGAAGTTGCAGCACCACCTTTGGCTAAAAGTCCAGATGACGTTATAAATGCAGCTCAAGCAGCAGCCGCAGCACCCCCTACAGTAACACCAGTAGATACGCCAGTAGCGCCTACTACTATTACTAAAGATACTTCAACTCCTACATCGAGTGGATCATATAGAGCCGGCTCGCCTCCAGGAAATGTATACATATATGAAGCACTAACTCCTGGATTTGATCGATATGATTTTAACTCTGGAAAAAAGGTTTATACACCTAATAGTGGAGCAAGTAGGACTAACGCTAACAGAACAACACAGGATACCTAATGGCAAACGGAAATTATTCAAGAACACCTAATTCGGAAACAGTTGGATTTAAAGACTCTGGCCCATATGAAGCAATTGTCGTAAACAATCTTGATAGTCGCTATATGGGCGGCTTAGTTGTTGAATTACTACGATATACAAGTTCAGGCGGCACACCTGAACGTAGTGGTCAACTGTTAAATGTTAGATATCTTTCACCATTTTACGGAGTAACGCCTCATACCGCAGTTAGTGCAAATGATGGGTATGAACATACTCAAAAGTCATATGGCTTTTGGGCAGTGCCACCGGATGTAGGAACAAAGGTTCTTGTAATATTTGCTGAAGGAAATACAAACTTTGGATATTGGATAGGTTGTATACCTGCAGACTATATGAACTTTATGGTTCCTGATGGTCGAGCTTCTACTGAAAATACATCCGGAGTAACACCTCCAACCTTAGCTGGTAGAAAATTGCCTGTAGGTGAGTATAATAAAGCGATTGAAACCGGGTCAAGAGTTGATCCTACGTTATTTACTAAACCATATAATAAAGATTTTTCAGAAACATTAGAAATACAAGGGTTACTTAACGATGAAGTTAGAGGAACTACTACAACTAGTGCTAGACGAGAAGTTCCTAGTATGGTATTTGGAATTAGTACGCCAGGTCCAAAAGATCGAAGAGATGGTAGCCCAACTACTGAGATAGGAACTAAAGATGAAAAAACTATTACGCCGTCTAACAGATTAGGTGGCTCTAGTTTTGCAATGGATGACGGCGATGAGAGATTTGTCCGTGCAACGCATGCTGAAGATGGCCCTCCTATTTACAAAAATAAAGGTAATGGCGACACCGGCGGCGACAGAACTATTCCACAAAATGAATTACTGCGTTTTAGAACTAGAACAGGCCACCAAATGTTAATGCATAACAGTGAAGATCTAATCTACATTGGAAATGCTCGAGGAACAACTTGGATTGAAATGACCAGCGATGGTAAAATCGATATCTACGCACATGATAGTGTTAGTATTTCAACTGATGCTGATTTTAATGTTGCAGCAGGACGTGACATAAACATGGAAGCTGGAAGAAATGTTAACATTAAAGCATCTGGCAAAGCAAAGGGTGCTAAAAGTGGCAGAGTCCAAATTGAATCTAAACAAGACTTTAACTTGTCTGTAGGTGCAAATAGTAAAATTACTGTAGGTAAAACCCAACATATTAAAGTAGCTCAGTCTCAGTATATTGATACTGGAAAATCTTTGCATATTCACTCAGGTGGCGATAACAGACTTACTACTGACGGATCGACACATATTAAAAGTGCTAAAGAGCATAGAGAAACAGCAACATATGTGCATATGAATGGCCCAGCCGCAGCAGTTGCAAATAAAGCAGTTGCAGTAGAACCTTTAGAAACAATTAAATTACCTAAAGTTATACCAGGCGGACTAATAACTAGTTTCGAAACTATACTTACTCGAGCACCGCAGCATGAACCATGGCCGCACCATGAAAACTTAGATCCTTTATCATTTAAGAAGGTGGAAACAGATAGAGAATCACCTGGATCACTTCCTAGTGCTGATCGTGTGCTTACGCCTGATACGTTTAATAAAAATATGCAAGGCAGATCAGCAAGTGCATATATACAAGGCAGCGGTGGCAACGTTAGCACAGGGCATATATCAAGAGGACCAGGCAATGGACAACCTCCTGTGCCCCCAGGCGATTATAATAGTGACTTCAACTTTGATCCGGAACTAGGATCATTAAGTGCAAGATACGAATCAAGAGGAAATCCAGCAACAATCGGCTGGGATAGTACAGGTGGATTTAGTTACGGTACATATCAACTTGCAGCTAATCGAGGAGTTATGGGAGAATTCCATGCTTGGATAGAACGTAATCATAGAGACCTTGCAGCGCCACTATTAGAAGCAGGCGGACCATCCGCAGCTAGAGCCGGCACAGCAGCATATAAGGCAGCGTGGGCACAAGTAATGGCTACACCAGCAGGCGCAGAAGCACAGCATAATTATGCAGTAATAGCATATTATGTTCCGGCTGCTAGATTAATAGAAAGAAACACAAGTCTTGACTGCAATACACGTTCGTTGACATTACAAAATACTGTATGGTCGGCAGCTATCCAACACGGTCCAGGCGGGGCAAGAAATATTTATAAACGAGCAATTGCTTCACTTGGTTATCCGCCAAGTGAAGTTACGTTAACTGATCCAAGTGATGCAGCATTAATTAGAGCAGTGTATTCAGAACGTAGAGCAGAAAACGGAAGCAAGTACTTTAGAAGTAGTACAGCAGCAGTAAGATCTAGTGTTGTTAATAGATTTCATAACGAAGAAGCAGATGCACTTAGGTCACTAGAGCAAGAACTTAATAAAGCAGCTGAAAATCCACCAACGATGGAACCGACAGACAATAGCTCTACAGTACAGCCTGTTACTCCACATTCTAATCCTAACGAATCTAACACGCCAGAAGCTACCCCAAAAGTAGATCCTAACTTTGCAAGAGACAGTGCAGTTTTAGCAGCAACAACTAGTTTTTATCGTGTTGAAGCTCACGCTATAAGAAAAGCAAATTCAATTAAAGCAAAATATGACGTTACTCTTACTCCGTATCAACCATATGATCCAGAAATCAATAGTAAGTGGCGTCTTAAAGAATAGGTAAATACAATATGAGCCAATTAGAAAAAAACTTATATAAAAGAGTAACCGTGCAGCAATCTGCACAGGTTGCTAATGTTGGTAGAAAATACAGAGGATTTTCTACCGTTGCTGACGCCAAAAGTTTTAGTCTTTATGACTTTGAACTTATTAAACAGGATTTAATTAACCACTTTCATATTCGCCAAACTGAAAAACTAAGCGATCCTACGTTTGGTACTATTATTTGGGATATGCTTTACGAGCCGTTTACAGTTGATGTACAAGAGGCAATAATTGAAGATGTTACACGTATTATTAATTATGATCCTAGAATAAAAGCAGACGATATTGTTATAGATACATATGAACAAGGCATACAAGTTGACTGCACTATAACAGTACTTCCGTTCGGAATAACAGATCAATTGCGCTTTAAATTTGACAAAGAAAACGGACTTCTTTAAGTTTAATAATTAAATACGTACTTTTTCCTTTCAGGTAAATACATTAGTAAACAAGGAAAATGATATGTCTTCAAATGATAGACAGTCCAGGCTATTAGTAGCTGAGGACTGGAAACGAATTTACCAAAGCTTTAGGAACGCAGATTTCCAAAGCTACGATTTTGATAACCTAAGACGCACAATGATTAACTATCTGCGTCAAAACTATCCAGAAGATTTTAACGATTATATTGAATCAAGTGAATATCTTGCGCTAATTGATATGATTGCTTTCCTTGGACAAAACTTATCATTCCGTATTGATCTAAACGCTCGTGAAAACTTCCTTGAAACAGCAGAGCGCAGAGAAAGTGTATTACGTCTAGCACGTATGCTATCTTACAATCCAAGACGTAATCAAGCAGCTAACGGGTTACTTAAATTTGACACAATTAAAACAACTGAAAACATTTTAGATAGTAACGGTTTAAACATGGCTGGTATTACAGTTAAGTGGAATGACCAAACTAACACAAATTACTTTGAACAATTTGTTAAGATTATGAATTCAGCATTACCTTTATCTAATTCAATTGGCAATCCTTTAAAGTCTGCACTAATTGCAGATGTACAAACACAAAAATATCGATTGCAAGCTACAAACACTGGACAAGCAATTTATCCGTTTACTAAGCGTGTTGAAGGTGTAAGCACACGTTTTGAAATAGTAAGTACTGATATTTTAGATGAAAGCATTTTAGAAGAAGCTCCTTTACCTGGCAATAGTCCTGCATTTTTGTTTAGAGACGACGGCCAGGGTGCTGGCAGTAGCAATACAGGATTCTTCATGCATTTCCGTCAAGGCAAACTTGAAACAGGAAACTTTAATGTTTCGAATCCAACTCCGAATCAGGCAGTCCAAATTGACGCTGAAAACATTAATGATAGTGATATTTGGTTATTTGCACTAAACAGTGCAGGCTTCGAAAGTAATGAATGGTCCAAGATTGATGCTGTAGAAGGCAACAACGTTATCTATAATAGTTTGTTTAATAAAACTAGAGATGTATTTGCAGTAACAACACGAGTTGGCGATAGGATTAATTTAGTATTTAGTGATGGCGTATTTGGAAATTTACCAGCTGGCAATTTTAGATCATATTACAGAACTAGTAACAACATGCGTAGTGTAATTACTCCGAGTGCAATAGGAACAGTACGTATTGATATTCCGTACCAGTCAAGAACAGGAGCACAACATACGCTTACTGTCGGATTTAAATTAAATTACACAGTAAGTAACGGAGCACCTGCAGAAACTAACACAGAAATTAAACAAAATGCACCAGCAACATATTATACACAAAATAGATTAATAACAGGTGAAGACTACAATATTGGACCACTAGCAATTAGTCAAAATATTATTAAAACTAAAAGTTCAAATAGAATATCAAGCGGTATTAGTCGTTTCTTTGACTTAAAAGACGCAAGCGGAAAATATTCAAACACTAGTTTGTTTGCTGACGACGGCGTTATTTACAAAGAAGAATTCACAGAAAAACAAACATTTACGTTTAATACACAAACAGATATTGAAGGTGTTATATACAACACAATTGAAGGTATTTTAAGTAGTGTTAATACACAAAACTTTTATCTAGCAAAATATCCTAATATTGTTGTTAGCGATCTTAATGCAGAGTGGACTCAGTCAAGTACTAGTACAAACCAAACATTAGGGTTACTAAAAGACGTAGATAGTAATGCATACACAGTAGGAACTTTCACTGCTAACAGTTTGCGCTTATTAGAAGCTGGTGCAATGTTAAAATTTGTAGCACCTGCTGGCAAACATTTTATGCCAAGCGGTATATTAATGGATGATGGTATCATCGGTGACCACTTAGGAAAAACAACATACAAGTGGTCCAAAGTAATTTCTGTTACAGGCAATGGCACAGTTATTAACACAGCTGGAATTGCTCCGATTGTATTAAATGACGTTGTGCCAACTGGTGCAATACTAGATCAAATTGTTCCAAATTTTTCTAAGACATTAATAAATGATATTAAAATAGAATTAATTGATCAAGCATTTGAATATAAAGACTTTGCCCTCAGATATGATCAATATGACAGACAATGGAAACTGATATTAGCAGAAGACATTAACACAATTAGTGCATTTGCTACAGGTAAAGCTGGTGATATTACTGGAGAAAATCTCGATGCAAGTTGGATGTTATATTTTAAAACAGACGGCGAAAAATACACAATTACATATCGTAATTTACGTTATGTAATAGAAAGTGCAGATGAAATTAGATTCTTCTTTGATGCTGCTGATAAAATATACGATCCATCAACGGGACAAATTGTTAGAGACAAAATTGATATTTTAAATATCAATCGTAAGCCAGGAGAATTAACTCCGTTCACAAGAGATTTCAACTGGACAATTACTGATGCATATAGAGATACAGAAGGATACTTAGATAGTCGTAAGATCCAAGTTCAATTTATTGACCTTGATGATGACGGTGTAATTGATGATCCTGATATCTTTGAGCAAATTGTCGGCGAAGAGGATGTAAGCATTGCTACATCAGCAAAGATAGTATTTCAAAAGAAATATACAACAACTGACGGTGTAGAAGACTTTAAGTATTTTTCAAATCCTATTACTAATACTGTTCCAGAAATAGTTATAGTTCAAAACGAAGCTGCAATTGTACCTTATAGTTCACGTTTAGAAGGGCAAGTATTTTACTTAATTGACGAAGATATTTTTAGAAAGTTAAACAAAGTACTAAACAATACACAAATTAATACAGACTATAAAGCATATTTTGGCCGCGCAGATTTAAAATTCCATTATACTCACGTTGCAGATAGCGGCTATAGAATTGATCCAAGTGCAAGTAATATTATCGATACTTACCTACTAACTAAAACTTATGATACACAGGTTAAGCAATATATTGCAGGAGCAATTGAATTAAAACCAAAACCACCGAGCAATGATGAATTGTTTAGAAGCTACGGAACTGAAATTAATAAAATAAAAAGTATTAGTGATGAAGTAATTTATCACCCTGTAAAGTATAAAATATTATTTGGCGACAAGGCAGCCCCCGATTTGCAAGTTAAATTTAAAATTGTTAAAAATGCTAGTATGGTTATTAACGATAATGAACTTAAATCAGACATAATCGAAGCTATTAATAAGTTCTTTGATATTGAAAATTGGGACTTTGGAGAGACGTTTTACTTCCAAGAACTTAGTGCCTATATTATAAACCAGCTGTCTCCAAAACTGGTAAGTATACTAATAGTACCGCGCCAAACTACACAATCGTTTGGTAGCCTATTTGAAATAAAGAGTGAGCCAGATGAAATATTTGCAAGTGCAGCTAGAGTGACGGATATCGAAACAATAGATCAGTTAACCGCAACAAACTTACAAGCAAGTGGAGCAGTAATTAATACTGTATCTACTAGTACAACAGCAGGGATTACAAGCAGTGCATCGACAAGTACAACAGCAAGTACAACAACACCAACAACAGGCGGAGGCTATAGTTACTAATGGCTAAGAATGATCAGAACGAAAGCGCACTACCTGTTCCAGGACAGAATAATAAAATTACTGCAAGTGATTTTTTACCTAAGTTCTTTAGAACACAAGCAAATAAAAAGTTTTTACAAGGAACACTTGACCAACTTATACAGCCTGGTGTTGCTGAAAAGATTAACGGATACTATGGTAGAACAACTGCTAAAGCATTTAAAACTACAGACACTTATGTAAACGATATAACAGCAGATAGAACCAATTACCAATTAGAACCTGCTACGGTTATTAAAGACAACTACGATAATGTAACTTTTTATAAAGATTATAATGATTATATTGGGCAGCTAAGTGTTTTCGGTGCAAATACAGATAATCACAGTCGCTTAAACAGTCAAGAAACATATGCTTGGAACCCAAGCATTGATTGGGATAAGTTTGTAAACTTCCGTGAATATTACTGGATGCCAAATGGCCCTATTAGTGTTCCTGTAAGAGGACAGAGTAGAGACGTTGTTAGT